GTCCTTCTTGAAATGTAGCTTTTGTTATATAATGCTCTATACCATAAATCATTATAATATTATTATAATTAACTTGAATATTTATCCCGCTATCATAAGCAAAAAGACCAATTCTATTATTTAAATCAGCCAAATTCATTATTAAAGCATATTTATCTTTTGTATATATATCATCATTATATATATCCTTATTTCTAAAACTAAATTGCCTTTGATATAACTTTTTACGATCATACGGTTCAGCATCCGTATCTTTTATCATAATAGAAATATTTTTATAATTATCTTTACTCGATATTACACCCTATAACTATGAAATATCATAAGTAGTAAAACAATTATTATCAATTATTGAATGATAACTAACTTTACACATATCCATATTTAATAGATATTTATTATTATGTATTTCACCACTTTTTATTCTACTTATTAATTTTTCCTCATAAGAATTTTTGATATATTTCAAAAGTTCTCTTAATTGATCTGCATATTCATACATTTCGGATTGATACTATAAATTAACCATTCTATTTACTCTCCAAATTTACTTATATCATATTCCATAGTTTTTTGTCTTTCAATAGCTATAGCAGAAATATCAGCAGCTGATAATAATCTAATTAACGGACATTTAGCATCTGCTAAAAGATAACATTTTTGTTTTTGATAATCTAATACATTTCCTACTTCATAACTACCTCTAAACCAGCGCAAAGCCAATATTTCATCTTCTGTTAGTTCAATTAAATTATTATTTGCTATTAAGAATAAAGTTTTTTCGCTCTGGCCTATCGGAAAATTATCTTCATATTTCCATACCTGTTTTTCAACTAAACTTCCACCTTCATTATATTTAACAGTTTCTAGAGTAAAGCAGTTTGTCTTATATAAATCATGCAGAAATGAAACAATAAAGATTGTATCTTCACCATAGGGAACATCTAAAAGCTTATTTAAATCTTTTAGAATTTTAAATACCAGCAAACTATGATCAAATAATCCGCCTAAATAGTTATTATATTGTGATTTTGACGCCGGGGCATATATAAAATCTGAAGTTAATAAAAACTCTATAACAGGCTCAATATTGCGTTCACCAAAATCTATATTATTAACTATATTAGCCAGAATATCTACATTTTCCTCTAATTTAGAACTATTACGTTCCATAATATGCCTCCTATTGCATATCTTTAATTTCTTGTTCTATTAAATCTAATATTATATCAAAAAATAATTGAGGTGCATTATCAATATTTCTATCCCATTTAGTAATATAGTATTTATTAACACAAACCTCATAATTAAATTCATTAAGATTAAAATCAGTTTTGCTATTATTAATAATAATTTCACCAGTGCGCTCATCTAAATTATAATTAATATTATAATTCATTTCAGAATCAGAATTTATTCCATAGAAAACAGATTTCTCAAAATTTTCTTTTGTTTCTCTTATTATAATCTCCATTTTCTGTGTTAATGTTGTATACATTCGTTCTCCTTATAATTAAAACTGAGGGGGTACTATTAATTTTGTTATAGTACCCCAATCAATTTATTTACTTTTTCTAAATTCTATAGGTTTACCAGTAATCATTCTCAGAATGATATTAATAGCGGCAACAATAGTTCCAACTGCATCTGCTGGTAATTGAACATCTGGCTTTACCCATGCATATATAAATAAAACTAATGCTACTAAATTCACCCAAAACGTCTTACTTTGCCATATAGTTCTTTTATCCATAATAATATACCTCCTTAGTATAGTATTTTTGTGATTTATAAAAAAACAATTATTATAATTATTAACATATTTTTCTTATTATTAATTACTTTCTTGTTTTAAATTATTACTCATTTTTATAGATTATCAAATATATAATTAGTTGTTATTCTAGCACCGTCAAACACACCACCAAAATAAAACATTACATAATCCTAATCAGTATCCTGTAAACGGAGTGGATAAGTTTCCATTATATATATGTCATCATCTTTCCATTTAAACCTAATTTTAATTGCAAAATCGGGGTCTGGTGTTATATAAAATCCTACAGGCACACAAATAGTATATTCACCTTCTACTGGTTCATCAACCCAAAATGAAAATGCGACATTCTCTTTACAATATTCTTGATGCTATGGCGTCTTCAACTAAATAATGAATGGTATTCTTTCATCATTATTAGCCTAAATTTCATATTGATTTTTTATTTTATCATATTTATAGAAGCCTCTTTTTATTCCTAGTTGACTAAATGCCTAATCTATAGAATATAATAAAAAGCACTTATCTTCTACTAATGATAAAAGCATATACTGTAATTTTGATCTCTTGTATTGATCATTTATAATCATAATTCCACCTCCATATGAGAATTATTATATTATTCTGTAACTGTAACAATATTTATGATTAACCTTTTATTTTTTATTTTTTTGTTTTTGTTCTTCTAATAATATCTTATCAAGGTCTTTTTGAACTTTTTCAATTGTTATCTTATAATCATTTTTTTCTGATTCCTTACAATGATTATATCGATAATTCAAATCTTTTAGTAACGATATTAGTTCCTTTTTACTTAACATTTTTTTTTTACCTCTTTATTATAGATTTTTAAAAATTTTCAAGTTCTTTTAATTCCTTTTTTATAAGTTCAATAAACTCAATATATTCTTTTTTCTTAGAACTATTTGAACAATTATCCAACTTAGATTCTGTTTCTTTTAAAAGTCTCTTTAATTCTTTTTTATATAATCTATTAGTTTCATATTCAATATACCACTCGATATCAATACTTTTCATAACTATTAAGTTTATCCAAGCTGCAACAACTAGAAGTAATAATAATAACCACATTTTAATTTCCTATTTTATTTTAAATTGTTTTTCTTTTCTATTTCATCATTATATAACTTATCAATTTTATGCTTAATATGTTTTGAATTTGTTATCACTCTTATTAATAATATAACAAAGATTATAAATAGAATTAATAATAATGTTTTCATTTTATTTTCCTCACTCAAATAAACCCAATTTATTAAGTTCATTGATATATTCTATATTTTCATAAATCACAAAAAAATCATTATGATGGTGGTATAATATACATTTTATGTTATTATCTATTTTCCAAATAATAGAATTATTTCTTATTTCATCATAATTGCCATATAATTGTTGTAATTTATAATATATATAAAAATAATTGCCCAAATTATCAATACTATATTCATTCAATAGACAAATATAGGCAATCATTTTATCATCTTTATAGACTATACTAATATACGGAATTCTACAAGTTATATCAATATTAGCATAACCTACAACAAATAAATTGTCAATTGAATATTTATCATCTATATAATAATAGCAATCTTGCAGTTTATCGCTTATTTGTTTTCTATCATCATTAAAACTAATATTAAATAAAGTATTGATGCCAAGTATAGTACTAAACAATAAACTTATTAAAATAAATGCTATTATTTTTTTCATAAACATTACGCTACAAAACCAGGAACACTATCAATTTGTCCCTGAGAATTTCTTTTTACTTCTGGATGACCGGTGGCCGGTGCCACGCAATCATTTCTTCCTTCTGCTTTAGCCGCTTCAAGAACCATGGAGGAAACTATGTAGATTACTCCTTTCTTCTCTGGGGGTAAGTCTACAATCTTTCCATATTCCACTGTATAGACGGGGATTCCATCTATCTCAATAAGTTTATTATGAACACTGCTTACTCTAGCAATTTTACCACTTGCGGGGAAAATTCTGTCCCCGACTTTAATATCATGTGGAGTTAAATTAATAAATGTTGTTTGCATTTGTGCCTCCTATTTCATTTTCTAAAATATTATAAATATAATTTTTTATATCTTTTTCATTATTGAAATGGTAATACTTATCTAGAACACTTATAATTTCTTTTAATTTAAGTATTACAAAACATTTAGGACAAAGATATCTATGCCCCAATTTGGTGGTTTGTAAACTAAGTCTCCTTATAGGGAAACTCAGCTTACAATAATAACACTTATAGAGCCTTTCTTTATTATTGTTCATAATTATTATTACTCCTTTAAAATTTAAAAAAAGTGTGGCCGGATAAATGAAAAGCCAAAACATCTATAATAGAAATAACCTTTATTTACGTCTTTTTAACAATTAAATTAAGGAGGTAATATAATGTTAAGGAGGGCACCCGGCCACACAAAATATCACTCTATATACTATATATTATAACTCATTTTCGCCAAAATGCCGAATTTTTTTTTCTTCTTTTTTATGTTTTCTTTATAATGAGTTATAATATAGTGAACTACCGCCACTTATAGAAGTGGCAGCTTCGTGGTCAAGGTAACTACCGTTACCAGATACCCCACGCTCAAAGGGCTGTTCCATCCCCAGGCTTACCATCTACATGGCTAATTTTAGTAGGTTCTTTGCTGCGTTTACATCTCTATCATGTATAGCACCACAATTTGGGCATTTCCATTCTCTTAGTGCTAAATTCTTTACATCTGTATTTTTATAACCACATTCACTACATATTTGACTTGATGCATATTTTGTTGGTGCTATTATTATTTCTCTACCATACCATTTTGCTTTATATTCTAACATCCTTCTAAATTCTGCCCATGACACTTCACCTATTGCTTTTGCTAAATAATGATTTTGTTGCATATTCTTCACTTTCAAATCCTCTAAAACTATCACTTGGTTTTCGTGTATAATTTTAGAGGACAATTGATGAAGAAAATCTTTTCTTTGGTTAGCTATTTTTTCATGTAATTTAGCAAGTTTTATTCTTGTTTTTTCATAATTTTTACTACCTCTTTGTTTCCTTGACAAATCCCTTTGAATCTTTTTTATCCTCTTTTCAGTTTTTCTTAGCCACTTTGGGTTTTCTACTTTTGTTCCATCTGAAAGAATAGCAAATTCTTTTAATCCTAAATCTATTCCTATTTTTTTATCTACTTTTGGTAACTCCTTTTTCTCTGTTTCTACTAATACTGAAGCATAATACTTACTTGTTGGTGTTTTAGATATTGTTACTGACTTAATAATTCCTTCAAATTGTCTATGTTGTTTTATTTTTATCTTTGTTTTTAACTTCGGAACTTTTAAGTATCCATTATCTATATCAACTGTCCCATTTTGATTATTTGTTGTATAGGATTGATATCCTTTTTTGTTTTTGAATTTAGGAAACCCTATGCTATTATCCCTAAAAAAGTTGTTATATGCTCTTTCTAAATTAAGCTGAACATTAGCAAGAGCTAAACTATCTACTTCTTTTAGGAAAGGATATTCTTTTTTATATTTTGCAGGTGTAGTCTTTAGCATTTTTCCAGTTTGTTTATAGTATTCTATTTTATCTACTAACATTTTATTGTATATAAACCTTGCGCAGCCAAACACTTTTGCAAAATATTCTTGTTGTTCTTTTGTAGGATACATTCTATATTTATATGATGCTTTAAGCATATTTACGCCTTCTTTCCTTGACTTTCTATATATTTCTTTATTATTTCAATAGGTGCTCCACCTGTTGTAAGTAAACAGAAACTTCTTGATATATTATCATTTATTACTTTTCTTCGATATTTAGTTACTAATACAAGATGATAATATAATAAGAATACTGAATGATTATTAGTATCTAATTGCATTGTATTTACTCAACTCCCTCCTCTAATACTGATTATATCATAAAGGAAGGAATTGTCAAGTAACATTCATCTCCCACTTATAGAAGATGGGAGACTTCTGTTGTTAATTAGGTTAAAAAAACTTCTAAATTGGCTAAATGATAATTAGCATGATATAGGATCACTTATCAGGTTACTATTTTATTTCCTCAGCAACTTTATAAGGAGGATACCCCCGGCCACAAAATATCACTCTATGTTTCTTTTACTTTTTACACTATATATTATAACTCATTTTCGCCAAAATGCCGAATTTTTTTTCGTCTTTTTTTAATACTATATCATAACTCTATTAAACACAATATATTAGAGATATAATATTTTTTTAATTTTTCTAAAAAATCATTATATATTCGTGCTTAAAGACATAAAAACCACCTTTTAATGCTCTATACTTCCATAAATTTTTTTGATTTCTTTTAGCTCTTGTTTCTTCAAAATTTTTTACAATAATGCTTTTTAAAATATAAGGTCTTTTTAAAATTTCATTCATACAATAAAATCCTAAGGGTATCCACTCGCCTTTTGAATATTTATCTCCAACAACAAGGACTAAATATCGTCCCTTTTCAAGGAATGGTGTCATATTGTCTACAACTTCTCCAAACATTTGCAAAAAAGTATTTACATCATTAGCATTAGACAAATCATTTTTATCATCAGAAAACTTTATAATATCATGATAAGGAGGATGCATAATAAGTAATTGAACTTGATTTATATTATA